AGGGAACTGAATCAACCTTTGGCGTTTAGTTGCTGGAAGAGATTTTGCCTGAAAGCCCTTGAAAGTTGGGCCAAGACTGGTATTGCTTGCGCTACGTGAGAGCGTAAATTTATAAGATATAAACTCCTGTGGTCCTTCTGGACTGTTTGTAGCAGCCTCAGGTGTACCAATAGAAGAGTTGTAAGTAATAATTGCATAAGTATTATTGCTTGAATCTACAGTTGCTATATCCATAGCACCATTAGTAAATATACCACGGCCACGAATGAACTTATAGTTTTTAGGTTCTAGTGTTCCATAACGAATAGCACCTGTAGTTAGGTAACCATTAGATTTTTTAACACTAGGTAACTCTCTGTATACGTGTCCATCAGTAGAATTATAGGCTGTACAAAATGCTAAGTTGTCGCTAGAACCAAAAAATGCTACACCAGTAGTGTAATGTTCTGTTGCTTGGGTATATTGTAAATCATTAGCATAAGCAAATCTTAAAGATTCACCCTCTACTGAGGTACTTAAATCAATGCGGATAAGACCAGCATCTAGTGAACCAATACCTGTAGCACACCATACGAAACGATCACGAGCAGCAAAATCATAGCAAGGCTGTGATGTTTCCACAATAAGTGGACCATAAGATATAGAACCGTCTTGGTCATTTACAATACCAACACGGACACCCTTATTGGTTCCAATCATCATATATCCTAGGTAATAATAAATGTCATAGACAATTTCACCAGGAGGAAACTCAGCAGATACGATTGCTGAAGTCAATGTTGGCATAGAGCCAGATGTATTACTTAAAGTATACTTTTGAATAGTTGAATGTATACCATTATGCCCAGCAGTATAAATAGCAGGACCTGAAGCAGTAATACCTGTGTAAACATAAGTACTTACAGGATTTGTATAAAGAGCAGTAGGTAGGGCAGTAGCGTTAGGAGCCAACTCGTAAATCTTATTATCGATACACATAACAATGCGGTCTTTTACATACTCTAACAGGGCATCTGTTACGGTAGTTCCTGTAACATAAAACATAGTGCTTACATCAGAAGTGTCAGCAGCATGTCCAGTCAAAGGTTTTTTGTACATATGCAACTTTGTTGCACCACCTTGAACCGAGTTAGTTACCCAAAAGGCAAATGTACCATCATCACAGATACCATATACAGGTTCTGCTGAACCAGAGTTGTAATCAATAAAATGAGTTAAAGTGCTTTCAACACTTCCTACTGGAGATACTGCTGCAGATGTTACGTTAGAAGCAGTTTTAGCATAGGTAAATGTTGTAGTTGTAGGCACTGTAGTAATAGTGTAAGTACCATTAAAGGTAGCATCTACACCAGTAATTACTACTTCCATACCTACTGAAAGACCATGAGCAGCAGAGGTAGTTAATGTAGCCACGTTTGAGGTTAAGGCTTTATTACTAACAGAGGCTGTTATAGGTTGATAAACCTTATCTACATCATATCCATCATGAAGTAATACGGCATCTCTGTCACTATATCTAATAGAACGAACATGCTGACTAGGCTTGCCATTTGCTTGTAGGGCAGTAGTTATCTCATGATTTTCGTAAACATCATTTAATAAAGATACCTGTCCCTTTGTCCAAACATCTACACCTTGAGAGTCGGTAAATCTATAGTTAGTAGATTCTCCCGAGGTTGGGTCATAAAACTTAATACCAGTACCACCATGAAATGATGACTGAGAACGAATCCACCAACCAGTTAGAGATTGCTCTCCTGGTTCTTTGGAGTTGTCAAACTGGTCTTTACGATAAGGCGCAGTTTCTCTTTGATACGGATTAACATCCGTAGGTGCCAAGATGAAAGGTTCTCCACCAATAGCAACATCATAGTCTTCTGCGTTATTTATCCAAAAACCAGCAATACCAGGGTTACCAACGTTGAGGGGTAACGATTCGGTAATGTCTTTGCCAGCCACAGTGCTCCTTAAAGTTTAATTAAATTATTCAGATACAACAGGTGCTTCAAGTGCTGCTGCTTCTTTAGCAGCCTGCTCTGCAGCGTATGCTGCTGCTGCCGCTTCACGCTCTGCAATCTCTGCTCCTGATAATGGAACATAAGATGTAGTCTTCTTCTCGCAATCGTATATAACTTTCATATTACTCATTTACGATAGCCTCCCAATCCTTCTTGTCTTCATTCCAAGAGTACATAACGCCATCTGTAGGGTAAGCAACTGGTGCTTCCCAACGGCAAGTATCCTCATCTAGCAACCAAGAGTCATAAGGCTTTGGCGCTATAAAGGCATCTCTTACTGAGTCATAAGTAAATCCAACTCCTGCATAATTCTTTCTTATGCGGTTGTTGTATGAGGTCTGAACCCAAGTACCACCAAGACCTAAGTCATTGGCTAGGTAATCCTGTCCTCTATCCTCTGCGTTATCAGGTACAACTAATACCTGAGTAACGATATTGTTTTCATCTATCTGTGCGAAGTGTGCCATTATTCTCCTTTAGATTGCATATCTTATTATTACTAAACCAGAACCGCCATTAGCGCCAGGTCCACTATAGGCAGAAGCACCACCTGCACCGCCACCAGTATTTGCAAGACCTGGATTTGTTGAAACTGGACCACCTATACCATTTGCTCCTGCACCACCACCTCCAAGACCACCTGCTCCTGCACCTGATGTTTGATTAACATTATAGGCACCGCCACCGCCTCCACCTGCATAATAGTAATTAGAACCTGATGCTTGCCCAGTTTGAGTTGCAAGAGCCATAGCGTTTATTAAAGATGAAGTACCACCGATACCGCCATCACCTGATTTAGTAAAAGTTGCTTGTGCTGGAGCAGCACCTTTACCGCCTCCACCACCAGTTCCGCCATTTGTTGAACCTGATGCACCACCACCAGCATTACCTTGTCCTGATGTTCCAGCAAATCCAGTTGTGTCAATATCTGTACGCCCACCACCTGAACCGCCTGTTGAACCACCTGACCTGTTATTACCGCCGTAAGAACCAGTACCACCGCCAACACAAGCAGTTAAAGAACCAAATTGTGAATTACCTCCATTTGTTCCAGCGCCTGAAGTACTACCATTACCGCCAGCACCAACTGTCACCGTGTAATTAGTAGCAGTTAAAGATTGTGATGTAAATTCTAAAAGGCCACCTGCGCCAGCGCCAGCACTAAAATTATTACCAGTACCACCACCACCAGCAACTACTAATATGTCAGCGCTGATTGCAGTAGTCGGAGTAAATGTGCCTGAGAATGGGAACATATGGTAGTTGTAGGTACCGTCAGAGGATACGATTCCACCAGTTGCTTTAGTTGTGCTAGTTACATTTGAGATGCCGTATAGGTAGAAGGTTGAGCCTTCGTCAAAAGTTGACGATGCCGATGCGGTTAAAGTTATTGTAGTTATTGCTACATTTGATGGAGGATTGTATAAACCCGCAGTCAAATACAAATAAGCAAGAGTAGCATTATTTTCTATAGCAGACTCAAAAGAAACTGACTTAGCATTAGTACTTGTATAGTTAGGAATATACATTTCCGAATTAGAAAAGGTGTTAGCGGTAGCATTATCGGTAGGTATATCAAACCGCTCCAAACGGGTGCCAGGGTCTGAGGTGCTTCTAGTTCCGCTTCCGTCACCCTCAATCATTCGGGTTGAATAATAAGAACCGCTATCTCCATTAAAAGTAACATAGGCAGATGATGAAATATCGGTACCAGTTCTTGTTGACCTTGCTGACATTACTATCTTCAAATCAGTATAAGTTTGAGGAATAGTTCCAGTTGCGGGCAGAGTGACGGATGCTGCTCCGCCTGAACCAACGGTTACACTTGTTATTAATTCCATATTTGTACTCATTAGTTATTCTCCCTTATGCCAAATATCTGATTACAATAATACCGCTACCGCCGTTGCCACCAGGATTAATATTGCTTACATTACCTGCGCCACCGCCACCAGAACCAGTACTAGATATACCACTTGTTGGATTACCTGAACCTACAACTCCTTGGCCTCCACCGCCAGAACCAGCAGCGCCAGCAGACCCACTTTGTCCACCACCACTACCACCACCGCCGATGTAGCCAGATACTCCTAGTCCAGTTGAAGTAAGTACTGAAGACAATGCTCCCCAGTTAGTAACTGTATTTACACCAGCACCACCTGCACCAGTTGTGCTAACTGTTGAGTTTCCTCCTGCAGCGCCTGCACCTCCACCGCCACCAGTGTTTGTCCAAGTAGCATTATCGGAACTACCATTACCGCCATTAAAACCAGCAGTGCCAGTTCCTCCCACATAAGTTCCATTTGGATAGCCACCACCGCCCCCACCAGATGCGCCAGTTCCACCATTAACAGTTGAACCATAGCCTCCACCTATTGCTTCAGATAAAGATGCAAATTTAGATAAAGAACCATTAGAACCATCAGTAATATTTGAACTTGCTCGTGCACCAGCACCACCTGCTGCAACTAAACAAGTGTAAGATTTAGTAGTTAATGATTGAGAAGAAAATGCCCTAACTTGTCCAGCACCACCACCGCCACCTATATATGAGGCACCACCACCACCGCCACCAACTACTAATATATCTGCTGTTAATGCTTGGTTAGGGATAAAAGAACCTGATGAGGTGAAAGCGTGGTAAACATAAGTACCATCAGAGGTAACAATATTTCCACCTTGAGCCTTCTGAACCTTATCTCCTACTTGGATTCCGTAGATTGTAAAGGTTGAGCCTGCTGCATAATTGCCAGTATTCATTATGGCAGTTATTTCAGTAATAGCAGCAGTATTACGCCATAAAGTAGCAATAGCATCTGTTCCTAAAGCAGCCTGATTTGCTCTAGTTAATTGAGTTTTATAGGTTGTTGAATTTGAATAATTTTGAATATGTGTAATGCTATTGTAGTTAAATTCACTAGAACTTGTTTGTGCATTGTAGTTTATATTTGCTGCACTTTCATTATTACCTCTTGCTGAAGAAGCGGCTGAACCATTACCCGTTAAAATAGTACGAGAATAGTTAGAACCACTATCTCCATTAAATCTTAAAGAAGGAAAATTAGCAGTTGAACCTTTTACATTTAAAACCAAAACTAAATCGGTATAGCCTTGTGGAATGCTGGAGAAGGTAACTGATGATGCTGCGCTACCTAGTGTCTGAGATGCTATCGGTTCGTATGTACTCATTTATGCTCCTTTAATTCCGTAAAGTGAAATTCGGCTGTTGGGCGTAAAGTTGTAAGTAGTAAAACTTAAAGCAATAGATGAAATTGCTGCGGTGGTTTCATATAAATTTGAGTTTAAAAATATTCCACCTGAACCATTATTATCAACGCCGCCTAAAGTCCTAATTGTTTTATTTATTGAAGTATTTGCATATTCTAAAATATCCACAATTGCTGCATATTGTTGAGTATCTGAACGACCTGCTTGATAAGTTAAAAGATTTGTAGTATTTGAAGTGGCAGCAGCAGAACTTCCATCAGCATAAAGCCAATGATAGCGAGTTGAATTAACTGAACCATTTAAAACCATTTTCATATTGTCTAAACCAGTTAAATTATTGTAGGACATACGAATTTGTAAATGCTTATAAGTTGATGGAATAGAACTAAAAGTAATAGTTGAAGTACCACCTGAACCTACACTCACCATACCAAGTGGAAACATAGCACCAGTGTCGGGTGGTGTTAAGTGTCCTGAGATACCTGAAGCAATAACTCCTAGAATTGGCATTAGGCAATATCTCCTATCACATACCAAACATCCGAACCTTCATATACTGCAGTTGCAGATGAATATTGAGCACGAAGTTTAGGGGCTGTTGCGGTTGCACCAGTGCTTCTAATAGTAACACCTGCACCCTGTGCAAAGGTAACTTGACCTGCACCTTTTTGAATAATATTTATTTGAGCACCAGTTGCATAAGCAACGGATGAGTTAGGTGGAATAGTAACTGTAATTGCCGAAGCATTAGATGCAGTTACAAACTTACCATTGTCAGCCAGTACAAATGTATAAGTAGTACCAGTCTGAGCATTAATTGCTAGGTTAATCTTAGGGTCAGTTAATGTCTTGTTAGTTAGAGTATCTGTGCTACTAGCAGTAACTAATCCAGTTAGTGTATTACTTGCAGCATCAATAGTCTTATTTGTAAGAGTCTGGCTACCAGTTAGAGTTGCAACAGTTGAGTCAATACTCAAGGTAGCAGTACCACTAGAGGCTGTACCAGTCAAACCTGTGCTGGCTGTTACCCCCGTAATATCTGCTAAAGCGTTATCCGCATTGGTTCTAGCACGGGTCATTAGGCTATATCTCCAATCACTAGGAAAGTATTAGATGCGGTACATATGATTGTACCTGTTGAATATTGTGCCCTAAGTGTTGGGGCTGAGGCTGTTGCTCCAGTAGATACAATAGTTACTCCAGCACCTTGTGCAAGTGTTACTCCACCAGCACCCATCCTAGCAATATGTATCTGTTGTCCAGCAGTAAATACTGAAGGAGGTAAAGTTAAAGTAATTGCACCAGCATTAGTTAGAGTAACAAGTTTATTTGTATCTCCACTTACTAATGTATATGTGGTGCCAGTCTGTGCATTGATAGTTAAATCAAGGGTTGAAACTGCACTTAATGTAGCCCATTTAACTCCAGCAGTTTCTGCAGAGTCAGCAACTAAATATTGTCCATTAGTTCCAACTGCAAGTCTACCTACTGTGTCAGAGGCTGTACCTACAAGTAAGTCGCCTTTAGCATCTACTACTGTAGTAGTTAATGCATTGGCTACGCTATATGGTGTCGCAGATAAAACCTCTACAATATCTCCTGCGGTAAGAGCAGCCACACCTGTAATGCTTGAACCATTGGATGCTGTGTAATCAGAACCTCTAGTTAACAATACACCATTTAGATATACTTGCTCATATCCTGCTGTGTAAGATAAAGATACAGCATTGTCATCTGCACCATTAAGTGTAGTCTCACCACCTGTTGCAGTTTTAGTCCAACGACTAAATGATACTGCGGAAGTAATACCTTCCCAAGCAGTAGCAACTGCATCGTATACCTGCATAGCACCAGTTGTAGTATTAAAGTAAAGAGCACCAGCAGTTAAAGCATTACCATCATTATCTACAGATGGAGCAGATGCTTTAGCACCTAAGTATCTATCATCAAATGAATCATATGAGGCTGCAGCAGCAGCGGCACTTGCAGCAGCGGAAGCAGCATCGGCTGCAACAGTTGGGGCCACAGCATCTACATAAGCCTTAGTAGCAGCGTGTAAATTTTGAGTAGGAGCACCTGATAATGTCAGAGCACCAGTCATTGTAGAGCCAGCCTTTAATACTACCGTATCTGAGAAGTTGGCTGTGTCATTAAGAGCAGCAGCAATCTCATTAAGAGTATTTAATGTGCTTGGAGCACCATCAATAAGAGCGTTAATCTCAGTATCTACATAACCTTTAGTTGCTGCATCAGTAGATACAGAAGGTGTAGCAAGATTGGTAATGTTTTGGCTATTGACAGATAGTGCACCAGTAGGTGATGCCATCTGGTCTAGGCGAGATGTGCGTACTTGCGTATCAAAATTAGAAATAGTGCTAGCAGTTTGTGTGCCAGTATGGTTAGCACGAGCAAATGGGTCAGCAGTTAACTTAGCAGCAGTAATAGTTCCATCTGCAATATCAGCAGCAACGATAGTTCCATTTACTATGTCAGAAGAAGTAATAGTTCCTGCAAGGTTTAACTTACTATATGAGATAGCAGCAGAAGCATTAATGTCTGCGTTAACAATTGCACCAGTACCAATAACAGTAGTTAGGCTTACATTGCCAGAACCATCAAAGGATACAGCAGATGCCTCTACATCTCCAGTCAGTTGGAAGTCACGGGCTGTAGTTAAAGCATTGGCAGTAGTAGCAGTAGTTGCTGTGCTAGCAGTACCTGTAAGGTTAGCGGTAATAGTACCTGCAGAAAAGTTACCTGAAGCATCACGAGCCACAATGGCTGATGCTGTGTTAGCCGATGTAGCGGTAGTAGCAGAGTTGGATACCTTAGAAGCAGTTGAAATAGTGGCTAACTTAGTATCTGCGATAGCAGCACTTGCGTTGATGTCAGCATTAACAATAGTGCCGTCAATAATCATTCCACTAGTTATCTTTGCAGTACCACCAGTATCTGCAGTAGTAACTACGTTAGCAATAGTTAACCCGTGTGGATTTGTTGTATTTCTAATGTGAGCATCAGCATCACGGAAGTCACGGCCAATAGCCATGTGACGAACTGCAGCACCAGCAGAGTGGGCAATAGCAGTAGATGAGTCAATATTTCTTTGAATTGTTAAAGTATTGTTACCAGGAGCACTAGGGTTAACAACCTCTACAATTTCTTCAAGTGCTGTATCTGGATCAATGACAACTACAAATGTTTCACCAGCAGCAGGTGAGTTTTTCTGACTCTTCTGTTAATCTTTGTTGGAACAGAGCGAGTAAGAATCTAGCGGTTGAAGCACCAGAACCATATTGGATCTTGGTATCTGTTTGATCTGCCTCAGCAGATGTATAAGTCAATCTGCCTGGATCAATAAATGATGCTAGGCGATAAGCAGCACCGTACAGGATTACATCTTTACAAGATGAAGGTAATCCAGTCACAGATTCAAAAACCGCATTAGATGCGGATGCAGATAAAGTTGTAGGTTTCTTAGTATAAAAAATTTGTACCGTTCTGCCAGGGGTAATAGCATCATAAACGGATAGGCTTTGTCCTGTTGTAAAGGCGGTAGCGTTAGCCATTGGATCTTGGCGCCATGATTTAACAGGTAGCCATTCATTAGATGGACCAGTTACCGACCAAGTTACTGATAGAACTGTTTCCACATCAGCAGGTACTTGGTAGGAAGTCTTAGTTGCCACCAATGTAAAAGTAGTGCTTCCAACTGCAAATAACTTAGGGAAGACTGCATCAATAGTATCGTTGATAGCCTTTTTTACAACTGCCTTAGGAAACGACGGAGCGATTGTAACTTTTGTATCAGTAGTATGAGTAGCAGCAGTAGTGCCATTGTAGCCACGGCCATACGGAGGAACCGTCGCAGTATTTGAAACACGATCATAAGTATCAATCCAAATCAATTCGTCGTCAATTTCAATCAGACCCTTGCCAATGTTGCTAACACTTGCGAGGTTAAGTGTTGTGCTTGATGTAGTAATATTACCTGTTAGGTGTGTAGTTCTATCTTGTCGTAAAGTATAACCTGCAAGATTAAGTAACACATCATCTATAAGATTGGCATAGGTCGTTGTCATTAAGAGGATATCCTTCTAAGCGCTTCTGTTGCCTCTAAGTCACTTGTTGATGCAAGTAAGTTACAGACACCGTTAATGTCTAAAAATGTTTTTGGATCTGTCTTGCCAGCCTTACGATTGAGGGCGCCTTGAACATCTAAGTTAGTTGTGCTAGCCCAAACATTTGCTGCTTCGTTATCACCTTTATATGCTAAAATAGCAGGATAAGTGCCACCATTAGCAAGACGATTTAGTTCAGCGCTAAATGTAGAACCGAGAGTTCCAATTGCCATTGTTTTCCTCGCTATCTATAGTTGGATGTTTTTTTTGCTATTGCTTTTGGTTGTTTAACAAATTGTTTGCCTTTTTTATTACCCTTGGCTTTGGCTCTATTAGTAGCCGCTTTTTCTGCTGGACTTAATGCAGACCAAGCAGCCTTTGGTAAATATCTTTTCTTACCCTTAGATGGCTTACCATCTGAAGTTGTCCACTTTTGCGCTGTCCAATCCTTTAAAGACTTCTGAGATTTAGCAAGTGCCATTACTTGTAACCTCCGCCTGCTTTCTTATATTGCACAGCAAGTAGTTGTGCTTTACGGGCTGACCACTCTCCTGGGTCTCCACCCTTAGAACCAGCCTTAATCTTTTTAAATAATGATGCTCTCATGCCAGGCTTAGTATAGTTACCAGCAGCATTAACTTTAGATTTAGTTTTCTTTTTCATCGGCAATTACAATCCCAAGCCCGAAGCGACTTGTTAATTCTAGAGTTTGGATCTCGTGCTGTTTTAGCAGAAGTCAATTTAGACTTCATACCACACATACGACTACAGAAAGATTTACGTCTTGCTGCAGACTTAGGTGATTTCTTGGCTTGTGCAGCCTTTACAGGAGGCTTTAGGTTCATGCCCTGTGCCTTAGCAGAAGCCCTTCCTCTGGCGTTTAAACCGCCTTTAGGATTCTTTCCCGCTTTCCTCTGCCACGCTGGTGTCGTTGCCATTTTTCTTACCCCCGAATATTGCTCTGTAGTAATTTACATCAAATGAGAATCGTTTCATATGTGGAGCAAGTGCTCCTGTATGACACCAAAGTGGTACACCCACTTGATGACATAATGCGAAGAAGTAAATATCTTCACCTAGGAAACTATCGCCTTTGCCCATTTCGGCAAATAGTCTGACATCTCCCATTTTTTCTTTAACTCTAGTAACTACATCTCTATGCATTAGTATGAATCCCATACCTGCTGCATCTACCTTCATTAACTTATTCTCAGGTAGTGGATGTATTCTCTTAGAGATTAACCTATCAGTTTCCTTATCATCCTCAAACATGAAGAGAGTTGGAAGCGGAATCATTAGAGGCTCTTCAGGATTATCTGAAGTAAAGTAAACTCCAGTAATCATGGGCCTTGCTAATCTATCTTTATTGGCCCAAAGCAATCTAAATGTTTCAGGACTAATTACTACATCTGAGTCTACCCAGAGTAGCCAATCTGCTTTATTGGAATCGTACCAATGGTTAATTAATCTATCTCGTTGCCTAGCAATTTGATTGCCTTGACTACGGATTGTAGATACAAATTTAATTCCTGATTGGAGTAACACATCGGTTACCCCAAGCATGAATAATCCGTCTACATTTCCGTTATCGCACCAGGCTAGAGATACCGTTTCTTGCTTTTGTCCCATTTATTATTTCCCCTGTTTTTATGTCTTTACGAAGTTTGACGCTTCCGTCTTTTCGCATGATAACAATCATACCATCCTTGATTAGAGACTTGTTAAATCCATCATGTCTCTTACGCTGTCCCGATGACATTATCTGTATCTACGACCTTGAAATAATGCTCCGAAGAATTGACCCATTTCTTGGTCTTGTTTCTTGCGTAGTCTATTTGCTGCAGAATCAGTACCAGGTCCAGATTTATTAGACATCTCGCCTGTTGCCTTATATGCTTTACCAAAGTCTTTTGCTTCTTTGCCGACATTCTTAACATATCCAGCAATAGATGATCTAAAACTTGGATTCTGACGAGACTTGTCATCAGAAGACATTCTGTTCATATTAACTCTACCTGACCTAGGTAATCCTTTAGTAGTAGCAGGAGGCATAGGTGTCTTACCAAACTTTGAAGTTTTTGGAGTTACAGGCATATTGGTCTTTGGTAACTTATTAAAAGATTTATCAGCCATTTACTTACCCTTCTTTACCCCTGAGACCCTTTTGAGACCAGGATTGGCCTTTACGGCCTTTTTAGTTTTCATGTAGTATTAACGTCCTCTACCAGTTAGAGAACCGTATGGATATATGTCACCCTCTGGATAGAAACCAAGAGGTTTACTCCAGTCCTCTAAAAACCTATTAATAAAATTATCGTTATATTTACTATCTTTTTTAGGTTTTGGCGTTGGTTTAGATTTTTTTGGTGACCCGATGCCAGATATTTGAGTTTTTGGCGCCGGTAACTTCTTTTTTGGTGATTGAATGCTAATGGAGCCAGCAGCAGATGATCTAAAACTAAGATTTTGACGAGACTTATCGTCTCCAGATGAGCGAGGCTTGTTCATTACTTCTTCTTTCCCATTTTCTTCATAACAGCCTTCTTCATAACCATTTTCTTGCCAGTCTTCTTAGCATCTTTTTTGGCCATGGCCATACCCTTAGCGGTGTATGCGTATTCTTTTTTTCCTACTTTTGGCATTAGATTATTCCTCTTCCTGGTTCGTCGGCTTTGAATGCTTTGCCGAAGTAATTTGATGCAGCAACTGCTGCCTTGATGTCTTTCATTTGAGTAGATGCAGGTTGTATACCCTGTGCTCTCGCATCACGGTAAGCCTGTAACTCCCCATCCCACTTCTTGGTTGACATCGTGGTGCGTGTTGAAGCCTCACCAGGACTCAATTGTAAAGCGGAAATCTTGCAACCAAAACATCCTTCAACTTCTACTGGATGTGTTCTTTGTCTATGTAGTGACATTGTTCCCCTGTTATTCAGTTATTACAGTATACCCTGCTGCTTCCAAACTCGCCTTTTCAGCAGAGGAAACTTCATATTTATGTCCACCTAAATAATAGGCTTCGGCATTTTGTAACTCTTCAATATATGGATATCTAGCCTGACGATATACACCGTTTTCTTTAATAACGGTAATTCCACGGGTTAACTTGTAGCGTATGTGCAGCCTGTTGTATCCCGCAGGACCTTCTTCAACAGTTGGTGGTAAGAAATAAAATGCCATTTTTCTCCTTAATAATTTTACAGATAGGGCTAAAGTTTCCCTTAGCCCCACCTATCTAATTACTTAGACTAGGCTGCTGGTCGTACAGACGATGCTGTCTGAATACGATATAGTGCCTCTGAATCCAAGTACGCCGTACCATCCGATTGGACGTAGACGCATTAACTTGTCTGTAACTGGACCGATAACTGTGTGTGGCTCTTCAGCAACAGCCTCAGCAAGTGCCTGTTGACCCATTACAAATGTGTCGTAGACTCGAGTTTGAGTTGTTCCTGATCCTGAACCAGCCTGTGAGTTAGGTAGACGTGGAGACTCAATGAAAGCAACGCCTTCAAAAGTTCCAATCTCACCTGCGTAGATGCCTGCTGGATCTACGTACTCGTGTGGCTGACGCCATGAAGCAGTTCCAGTCTCAGCACGAAGATCGTGTGAAACTTCTGGGTGGATGAATGAAGCATATAGACTTCCACGACGTGGAACTACGTTTGCTGCACGCATCTTCGCTACTACGTAGCGGATATCTTTCGCCTTGATAGTATCAGTTGCAGATACACCAGTTACAGCAGCAGTTGAAATTGCTCCTGCGATTTCACGGATAACTTGAGTTCCACCAGCAAGAACTGATCGAACGATTGTATCCAAGGAATCATTCATGTTGAACGCAATGATGTTAGCAAGTGCTGGCTCTACATCAGCAAGGCTGATGCTGGCTCTACATCAGCAAGGCTGAATAGGTCCAACTTGCGAGTTGAAATGATTGAGTTACCGTACTCGTTTAGAGTAACAGCAACAGTTGTTGTAGCAGGTACTGCTACTGCATCTGGATCAACTGTCTCGGTTAGAGCAGTTGTAGCGACAGCCAAATCTGAGTAGAGTTGGAATAGTACGCTTGAACCAGCATGTGTTTGTGATACGGGCTTCTTATCAGCCACAGCACGGAATGACGGTGTTGAACGAAGAGCGAACTCTACGAGACGGTCATACGCCTGGGTTACAAGATTAGCACCGACCACTGTGCCTGCTTGCCCTGCTGGGAGGGCGGCACTGGTATATAGATTTGCCACTTGGGTAAATCCTTTCGGTTAGTTTGAAATTACTACGATTGTGAACCGTAGATTAGGTTTAGAATGTCATCAGCAGATTGTGCAGATTGAATTTTTATACTCATATCTTCTGCCTTGTCGGGGGATAAAGCCCCAGTTGTAACATTATCCATTTGTCGCAGAGATGCGACATCCTTAGAGTCTATCTCTTTTTTAGATTCGATTTGAATACCGAATATATCAGCATTCTGCTCTAGCCATCCTGAGATTGCTTCTTCAGAAGCATCTAAGTCATTTGGTATAAATGCGGCAACCTTTGGGTTTACGCCACGGGATGTGAATACATCCTTCAAAACCCGCTCTCTTTGGGACTTGGTAAGTTCTCCTAAGGAGGACTCCAGATCCTTGTTTCTCTTTTGCTCCACCTTTAAGGCTTTGCGTAGTTTCTTTACAAGGTCTGTATCAGAATCAAATGTTGCCATATCGACATCATCTTCCTCTTCATTTTCATCCCAGTAGTTTTCGCGGT